TTATACCCTCCTTTTCGTTTATTTTATATTTATAAGAGTATAATTGTATAACTAAGGAATAAAATATATGTCTCAAGCAAGAATTTGGACAGGAACATCCACCTTTACATCAGGTTCATCAACTCCATTTGGAATTTATGATACAGATGCTGCATTTCAATCAGATGCACCTAAAGTTGCATCATGGTGTGCAAAAAGATTAGGATATCCTATTATTGATATAGAATTACAAGGAGAAAACTTTTTTGCTGTATTTGAAGAAGCAGTATCTGAGTATTCTGCACAAGTAAATCAATTTAATATAAGAAATAACTTAGGAGCTCTTGAAGGACAAACAACGGGTTCCAACTACCAAGGTAAATCAGTAAATGGTTCGGAAATAAATAATATCGTAACAATAGCAGAAGGATATGGTAACCTTGCTAACGTTGGTGGTAGAGCAGATATCAAAAAAGGATATATAGATGTAGGTCCTGGTACACAATCATATGATTTACAATCTTTATGGGGTGATGCTTCTGAAAGTAATGAAAGAATTGATGTAACAACAGTTTATTACGAATCTTCACCAGCTATACAAAGATTCTTTGACCCTTATTCAGTAAGTGGACAAGGAACTCTTAACTTAGTTGATGAATTTGGATTTGGTTCATTCTCACCAGCAGCACAATTTATTATGATGCCGATTTATGAAGATATGTTAAGAATTCAACAGATTGAATTCAATGACCAGATTAGAAAATCTGCACACTCTTTTAATATCGTAAATAATAAGATAACAATTTTACCAAAACCAGCATCCGAATACAAGTTATGGTTTGAATATCAAGTTGTAAAAGATAGAAGAGAAAACAATACTATTATACTACCTGATGTAGTATCTGATTATTCAAATGTAGGATATGATTTTGCTAAATACACTAAAATTAATGATGTTGGTAGACAATGGATTAGAAAATATACACTTGCTTTAGCAAAAGAGATATTAGGTGCAGTTAGAGAGAAATATAATACAGTTCCTATTCCTGGTTCTGAAGTTTCTTTAGATGGTGCAGCACTTAGAGCTGAAGCTCAAACAGAAAAAGATTCATTAATTGAACAATTAAGAGAAAATCTTGATGCGGTTAGTAAAAAAGTACGAATGGAGAACGAAGCAGCTATGGTTGAACAACAACAACAAGTAATGACTCGTGTTCCTTTAAATATTTATGTAGGATAACGTTATGCCAAAGTTTTTTAACTCACGAGATTTGGATTTCATAAAAACTATTTCAGAAGAAGTGGTGGATTATGTTGTAGAGCAAGCAGTAACCTTGTTTAAGGTATCTGTTGGTGAAACTAAAACAAATCTATACGGAGAATCTTTAGGTAAGGTATGGAGAGCACCTGCAACTATGATGGCAATCGTAGATAGAGAGCCAATTAATGTTACTTATGAAGGATTCGGACCAGATAAACAAGGTTTAGTTGAATTTAGATTCAATAGACAGAGAATTAGAGATACTTCTTATGCAGTTCCAAAAGTTAGGGATGTAAATGGTACATTAGTACCAACAGAAGCAATTCAAAACGTAACTGTTGGATATCCAGAGATTGGTGATGTAATTTTATATGATACTATCTATTATGAAATAGATAATGTAAAAGAACCTCAATGGATTGGTGGTTCACCGGAAATATACGATAAAAATTCAAATACATTTGAAGATGCTAGTAATGTATTGATTGCATCTGCATTAATGGTGAGAAGAAGTCAAATACAAATAGATGATAGGATATATAGTTAATTATGGCAATAGACCCATTAAAAAATATCAATAAGAACAGAGCAACTCAATATAAAACAGAAAGTATTGAGACTGGGAGAGGTGTAAAGTTATATGATGTGGATATGGCAATAGCTGAACACATGATAGATACTATTTTACCTACTGTTGAAATATTTGAAGAGAAACAAAAGATACCTGTTGTATATGGTAATCCCGAAAGATGGAAATCTGTACAAAAGGATGGATATCTTAGAGATAAGAATGGAATGATTCAAATTCCATTAGTAATGTTTAAAAGAAACTCTGTTGCAAGAGATGATACTTTGGCATCTACAATGAATCGCCATGTATCTTATTCAGCAGTATCTCGATATTCAAAGAAACATAGATATGATAGATTTTCTGCAATAACTCGAACTGAAAAACCAGTTAATTTCTACGATATAGTAATGCCTGATTATGTTACTGTATCATATGAAGTAATAATATGGACTGATTTTACAGAACACATGAATAAAATCGTTGAAGCATTTCAATATGCAACAGATGAGTATTGGGGAGATAAGGGTGGATTTAAATTTAGAACAAAAATAGATTCATTTGATAATACAACTGAAGTTGGTGAAGGAACACAACGAATTGTTCGTACAACATTCACAATGATGGTTAATGCATATCTTTTACCAGAACAATTTGATAATGAAAGTACTCATAAAAAAGTAATAGGACCTAAAAAGGTTGTTTTCGGTACGGAAACTGATTTAACAGGAAAATCTCTAAATATGGGACAACAATCATTAAATTCTGAATATGCTGATGTAATTGATTTCATGTCAATCAGAGGAAGCCAAGATGCAACTTTTATAGATGCAGATTCCGTAAAATTAACTAATGTAGAATTACCAGTACTTCCACCTCAACTTGTTGGGGTATTTGATGTAGATGATTGGTTTAGAGTTTATATTAATGGTGTGCTTATACCATATAACAAGTATAATTATACATCTCAGAAAACTTCAAATGAAATTACGTTTAACTTTGGAACAGGTTCCCTAGATGGTGATGGTAGACTAGTTGCAACTGCAACTGAATTGGGTTATATACTCGAAAGTGGTGATGAATTTGGTATAACTGGTAAATTTTTAGAACTATAATGGCTATCAAGGATTTAAAAAAAATATTAGAACAAGTACACGAGTTTAATGAATTTAAACTTGAAGAAGTTAATTCTCGTCATCCAAAATATTTTATATGGAAAGTCCCTAATGTAAAAATGAAAGATTTAAATATAAAATTACACAAAAATAGGAAAGAACACTCAAGGTTTGATATATTTATAAATGGTCAGTTTATATTGGAACGAGATTATATAACTGAGCAGAAAGATAATGACTTTTTAGTTAAATTTATAAAAGAAAATTTTCCATTTAATTTGGAAAGTGATGATGATATTAAAGTTGAAGGAGATATTGAATCAGTATGAGTAAAAAGAAACCAAATATTGTAACTCCCTTTGATGATAAACAAAGATTTAGAGAATTGGTAAACGAGGTAATAAGTGATACATCTATTTTTACCCACATTCCGGATTCTATTAGTTTGAGTGGTAATTTATTTACTGTTACTCTTTCTAATAAAAGATTTGTTTTTGAAGAGATAAAAGTAGATTCATCTGCAGATTATGTTGATGTTTATCTACAAGGAGTTAAAAAAACTTCAAGTAGTTACTCGGTTACACAAAATGAAACAGATATAGTAATTAATTTTACTGAAAATATTACATTAGCACCAGAGCTAATTGTATATACAGATTTCTCAGTAAAAGGAAAGATAGTGAGCAGATAATATGGCAACATTAATTCAAAGTAAACAGATACAAGGTGTAGTAACTGCATCGGTAATCGAAGGAGATTTTACAGTAGCAGGTGGTGGGTTAGTTAACCTATCTGAAGCATCTGGTGTTAGTGGTTCATTTACTGGTTCATTTCAAGGAGATGGAAACTCACTTACTAATATACCATTTAGTTCACTCGTATCATTACCAACTATAATAAGTGGTTCAACACAAATTACAGATGGTAGTAATATCGTAAGTGGTTCTGTACTAAGAACTTTAGACGGAACAGGTGTAATTAGTGGTTCTGTATTAAGGAATTTAGATGGAACTAGTGTTTTAAGTGGCTCAATATTAAATTATTTACCAAGTGGAAATGTTAGTGGTTCTTCTCAAGTTTCCATAACTCAAACAAGTGGATTCTCTGCGTTTAGTTCATCAATTGCTACATCAATCGGAAATATCACCGATACAGATGACCAAACTCTTACATTTAATCAAGCTTCTAAAGAATTAACCATATCAGAAGGAAATACTATTGACCTATCATCCCTCGGAGGAGGTGGTGGAGGTGGAGGTTCTTCTATATGGACTACTGAAGATGGTAAGTATAAAGTAAGTGCAGATTTAGATGTAACTGGTTCTATTACTGCAACTTCATTCGTAGGTTCATTAGATTACTCAAATCTTATAAATAAACCAAGTGGAATCGTTAGTGGTTCGGTATTAAGAACACTTGATGGGACTGGTGTAGTTAGTGGTTCAGTATTAAGAACACTCGATGGAACTAATGTAGTTAGTGGTTCTGTAATAACAACTTTAGATGGAACTAATGTAGTTAGTGGAAGTGTTTTAAGAACACTTGATGGAACTGGTGTAATTAGTGGTTCAGTATTAAGAAATTTAGATGGAACTAACGTTTTAAGTGGTTCTAAAACTAATATAACCTCATTAAATTCATATACATCATCAACTGATAGTAGATTATCTAGTATAGAAGCAGCAACCGGTTCTTATTTAACATCTGAAACAGATTCTCAAACACTTTCTATTGATGGAGACCAATTAACAATATCAACTGGTAATACAATTACATTACCAAGTGGAGGAGGTTCAGTACCAGCAGGAACACTTAGTGGTTCTGCACAAGTTATTAGTTCGTTACCAAGTGGAACAATTAGTGGTTCATCTCAAATAACAGATGGTAGTAATCTTGTAAGTGGTTCAGTATTAAGAAATTTAGATGGAACTAACGTTTTAAGTGGTTCTAAAACTGATATATCCATACTTAACACATTTACCTCATCAATACAAACTGAAGTAGATGCATTATCGGCAGCAACTTCATCTTACTTAACATCAGAAACGGATTCACAAACACTTTCTATAAGTGGAGACCAATTAACAATATCAACTGGTAATACAGTAACATTGCCAAGTGGAGGTGGTTCAGTTCCAGCAGGGACAATTAGTGGTTCTAGTCAAGTTATTAGTTCTTTACCAAGTGGTACTATAAGTGGTTCATCTCAAATTACTGATGGTAGTAGTATAGTTAGTGGTTCTGTTATTAGAACATTTGATGGTACTAATATAGTTAGTGGAAGTGTATTAAGAAACTTAGATGGAACAGGTGTAGTTAGTGGTTCTGTATTAAGAAACTTAGATGGTAGTGGAGTAATTAGTGGTTCAGTATTGAGAACACTTGATGGAACTAGCGTAATTAGTGGTTCATCTCAAGTTACTGATGGTAGTGGAATTGTAAGTAGTTCAGCTCAATTAACATATAATGGAAATAGAGTAGTATCCAATACAGATTTACCAAGTGGTGTTTATAACAATAACTTTGGTACAAGTGGTTCAGTTGAAGAATTTATAACTAAAGTATTCTTCCCTAACACTACTCCAACTATAACAACAGGTAATCAAACAATAGAAGAATATACATCAAATGGTTCAACAATTGTAACTATTGCAGGAACAGATGCTGAAGGACAATCACTCACATTCGGAACTGCTTCATCTTATACTGATGATTTAGTTAGAGTAGCATCAAATGGTGTTCTAACTTTAAATGCTTTAGCAGTATCATCATCATTCAATACTGATTCAGTAGGTGGAGTACATGGACATACATTTACTGCAACTGCAACAGATACATTTAATGCGATTGTTGAAAAGGATATTACGATATTTGTAACACCAAATGAATCACCTAAGTTTAGAGAAGGTTCAACTGGTGGAAATATTATTACTTCTGTAACTTCTAACTTAAATGAAAACTCTACAAATAATACTTTGGTAAAAAGAGTATTCTTTACAGATACGGAAGGTGATGCAATCACTATCACCTCATCATCGATTGATAATAATCATTTCGATATAACAAAATATTCAACTTATGTTGATATTAGACAAAATACTGGTTCATTAGATTATGAACAACAAACAACTTATACATTTAGTATAACTGCTTCGGATGCACATTATGAAAGTGGTGAAGATTCCGATTCAAGAACTTTCTTACCAATTACCATAAATGTAACTGATAACTTAGCACCAACGTTAAGTAATCAACAAGTAACTGGACTAAATGAAAATTCATCAAATGGAGCATCAGCTGGTAATATATCTGCAACTGATAATGAAAGTGATTCAATATCATTTGTATCTTTTAATTTACATAAACTAATACTAGATGGTTCAGTTGTAGCTAGTGGTTCATATGGTGGAACATCACAAGCAACTGACCCACATGAAAATCCATTCAACATGGATTCAAGTGGTAATGTAACAAGAAAAACAGGAGTTCATTTAAATTCTGATTTAATTAACCAATATCAATATAGAGTAACAATACGAGATACGTTTAATGAAACAATCTCATCAGCTTCAGTTGTTAGTGTACCAGTTTCAGATGATATTGCAGCAACTATATCAGATAATTGGTCTGCTGGTCCTTATATAAAAGAATCAGAACAAAGTGGTACAACTATAAAGACAACAAATTATGGTTCAACACAAGCAGATTACAATTCAAATCAAAGTGGTACATGGGCATCATCTAATTCAGAAATTGCAATAAATTCAAATGGTAATTTATCAATAGGATTTGATATAAGTGGTTCTGCTAAACAAAGTGGAGATTCATTAACATCAACAATTACATTTACAAATACATTCGGTACTCAAACTACTGATAGTTTAAGTGTAACTATTTTAGAAAATGCTGCACCAACTGCAACATTTACAAATCAAACATCAAACTTAAATGCTAATTTAGCAACAACAAATACAAACTTAGTTCTTGTAGGAATTACAGATACAGAAGGGGATACACCATATTCTGCTTCATTGAGTGGAACGGATGCATCTAAACTTAATTTAGATTATCAAAACTCTAATTCATCATCTGTTTATATAAGAGCAAATGAAGATTTATCTGCTGGAACTTTAAATTACAATCTTAAAGTTACTGATAACTATGATAAATCAACAACATATAGTAGTAAAACAATAACAATCGCATCAGCGAATGATGGTACACTTGGTGGAGATACAACTTCTTACATCATAGAATCAGGAGAAAATGGAGAAGCAATTAGAGATGCAAGTGGATTTGGTGCAGGTAACCAATCACAAATGAGTGTATCTTATTCACCAAACTATGGTTCACAAGCAGTACAAGGTTCATCATGGACTTCATCAAATCCGGCAATATCAATAAATACAAGTGGACAATTATCACTTGCATTGGATATTAGTGGTTCAACTACTTCAAGTGGTGATGATATTGTTTCAACAATCGGATTCCAAGACCAATATGGTAATGCTGGAAGTGGAACTGTAACTGCGAATGTATTTGCTAATCTAGCACCAACTGCTACATTTACAAATCAAACTTCAAACTTTGAAACCGATAATGCAACAACTGGTACTACTATGGTTAGTATGAGTATTTCTGATACAGAATCAGATACTCCATTCTCAGCATCACTAAGTGGTACGGATGCAAGTTCATTACAATTGGTGTACACAAATGCAAACTCTTCTTCGGTTGGAATACAAGCATCTGGTAATTTATCAGCTGCAACTTACAATTATAATGTAAGAGTAACTGATAACTTTGGTAAGAGTACCGATTATAATAGTAGAAGTTTCACAGTTGCAACATCTGCAGATTACGGAAAGGTTTATGTGTACGATAGTGGATATAACAACTCAACATATAATACTTCAATTGGTATTAGTAGTGAAGATGGTTCAACTCCACCAGTAGCAACACCATATAGTGATATTGGATTTATTGACCAAATAATAAATGATGATGTACTAGGTGATAGTTCATTTACCTATTCATTTGGTGGTACACAAACTGCATCTAAATTAGCAGAAGGTACAGGAGCAAATGTACATGATGTATTAAGAGCAATGGGAAGTAGTGGTGTAATAAGTAGAACCAATAGTAATCACTTTATTATAATATTCCCATCTACAAGTGATATGGGTGGAATACCAACAACTACAACCGATTCATATGGTGGTTCTACGAATGGAAGGTATGTTTTGGAAGTTGGAACTGATGGAACAACAATTGATGGTTCAAACACATTAGAATCATCAGATATCAATCAAATAACACTAGCAACTGCACACCTTGGATATACAAATTGGTATGTAGTTGGAGCAACAAACCAAGTTGCAAGTTCAACTAATTTTAATTTAGGATTAAATGCGGAAAGTGGAAGTGGGGGTGTATAATGAAAAATAATATATTTAATATAAAGGAAAAGAAAAATGCCATCGTATAGTTCAAAATTACAATTATCATCAACTGCCCAAAGCAATAATATTGTACTGGCAGATATTGACAAAATTAAAGGTGCGTTTAAAGTTTACACTTCAACTTCTTTAAATGCTGAATCAGTAAACTATTTTGCAGATGGTCAAATTGTATATGTAGAAGATAGTGGTTCATTATATAAAGCAAATGTATCACCAGCAGACCCACCAAA